CCAGCAGACGACGTCGGCGGTCGGTAACAGCATGACGCGTGGCGCGGCGGCGGCGGCCGAGGGCGCGGCCAGGATTTTCGCCATGCTCGGGCCGTTCGCCTTCCCGGTTGTCGCCGGCATGGTCGCCCTGCTCGCCACCTTCGGCCTTCGTGGCGGGGGAGGCTCGTCGCGGTCGTCCGAAACCGTGGGCCTGCAAGGCGCGACGGCGACGGCCCGTGATCAAGCCGCCTCGACCCGGGCGAGCGGGCAGGCGTTTGTCCAGTCCCTCGCTCAAAGCGTTGAGGTTCGGATCACCGCCGACCGCGACGGTCTGAACGCCTATGTCGAGGGGACCGCCGCCCGCGTCTCCGCCCCGATGGCGGCTCAAGCGGCGGCCGGCGCCTATGGCGCGACGCGGTCCGACGCGGCCAGCGCCCAGCGCCGCAGCCGTCAAAGGTTCCTCTGATGCCGATAACGCTCCCGGCCACGGCCGCGCCGGTTTCGATCACGACCCGGCTTGTAAGCCACCGCCGCAATCTGCGCCCGACGTTCAACGGCCCCGAGACGCGGGTTCGGCGTCTGGGCTCGCGCTGGGCCGCGGATATCGAAATGCAGCCGATGCCCTACACCGAGGCGATGGAGTGGGTCGCGGCCCTTACCTCCGCCGAGGCGGACACGGTCATTTTCGAGCTGCCACAGCCCGAGTTTGTCGTCGGGGTGCCGGGATCGCCGCTCGTCAACGGGGCCGGCCAGCTGGGTTCCCTGCTCGACCTTGACGGCTTCTCGCCCTCCTACGTCGCCACGGTCGGCCAGTGGTTCAATCTCACGGTCTCCGGCCAGCTCTATCTCTACCAGGTCGCGACCGAGAAAATGGCGTCCGCCGATGTGATGGCCGACCTCGCGATCAATCCCATGATCCGCCGCTCGCCGGCCGATAACTCGGCGGTCAACTTCTCCGCCCCCAAGATTGAGGGCTTCCTCTCCGGCGATGAAACGTCCTGGACCTTGGATCGCGGGATGTTCGTCGGGCTCTCGTTCACAATCACCGAGAGAGAATGACCGATGGCCCTGGACGCCTCGCTTAATACGGCGCTCCAAGGCGCGGCCCCCCTTGTCTGCCTGCTTCTCAAGATTGAGCTCCCGGCCGGTGACGTGCGGCTGATCGACGGAGCGGGCGAGGTCGTCTTCAACGGCGAGACGTATCTCGGCAAGCACTCGCTCTACGGCACCCTCGACATGATCGAGAGCATGAACGAGGAGGTCGGAACCGAAGCGCCGATGGTGCGGATCAGCGTTCTCCCCGAGAGCCTGTCCGCCTTCGCCAGCATCACCAACCCGCTGAACCAAGGTTCCCGCGTCCGCATCTGGTTCGGTGCCGTCAATCCCGCGACCGGGGCGCTGATCGGCCAGCCCGAACTGCTCTTCCTCGGCGAGATCGACACGGCCGATGCGGAGGTCGGGCGCAACAACACCCGGATCAGCTTCAACGTCGGCTCGGCCTGGGAGCGGCTTTTCGACGCCAACGAAGCCCAGCGCCTGAACAACGCTTTCATCCAGTCGGTCTATCCCGGCGCCCTCGGGGCCTCGTTCGTCATCGCCGTCCAGCGTGACCTGCCCTGGGGCTATGACGCGGCCCGCCCGGCGGTCGTCTCCGACGTCATCGGGGGCCGGACCAATACGGGCGGCACGGCGGTCGGCGGCGGGTTTGCTGGCGGCGGCGGGGGCGGGAGCGTCGACGGCGGATTCGGGGTGTCGTTCTGATGAACCCGATGATCCGCCGGCAACAGGCGGCACAGGCCACCGTTGACCGCTTCCTCGGCAAGCCGCTCTCCTACGGGAAGGACGACTGCGCCCGAATGGCCGTGTTCTGCTTGAAGCAGCTCGGCGTGAAGGTCTCGCTCTTGAAGGCCGGCGGCTACGGTTCGCCCCGAGGCGCGGCCCGGGTTCTGAAATCCCTCGGGCACGACAGCCTCTCAAGCGCCGTCGATGCAATCGGCCTCCCCAGGATCGCTCCGGCGATGTGCCTGGCGGGCGATATCATGGCGCTCCCGGCGGACGAAAGCGGGGCCGTGGCCCTAGCCGTAGCGGTCGGAAACGGCCGCGCGCTCGCGTTCTGGGGCGGCGCGGACGGGACCTGCGCGATCATCCAGCCGCTCAAATACTCACACGCCTGGAGAGCCATCTGATGCCCATGGTCTTGGCGGCGGCGGCATCGGCGGTGACTTGGGTTGCCGGCACCGCGGCCGCTATCGGCATGGGCGCGTCCTATTTTGTCGCGGTCACGACCGGGTTGAGCTGGGTTCAGGCCGGGGCAATCGTCGGCGCGGCAAGCGCGCTCGCGCTTGGTGCCGCCGCGTCGGCCTTGATGGTTCCCCGGGTCGGGGCCGGCGGATCGCCGCTCCAGTTCAAGGCCGACCCCGCCGCTCCGATCTCCGGGGTGATGGGCCGCTTCGGCGTTGCCGGCCGGCAGCTTCACGCCAACGTCTGGGGCAAGGACAACCTCTATCTCTCGTTTGCCGTGGCCCTGTCGCTCGGCCCGATCCAGTCGGTTGAGGCGTTCACGGCGAACAAGGTCGCGGTCACCTTCCCGGGCGCCCAGGGCCTCGCGGCGGCGGTCGAGCCCTACAAAGACAAGATGTGGCAGACCTATCGGCTGGGCCTGCCGACCGATGCCTGGTTGAGCCCGCCCACGGGCGTCGCGGACGGCTCCCCGTCCATGACCGAATGGACCTCCTCGCATACCCTCCCCGGCTTCGCCCAGACCTTCTGGACGATGAAGAACAACTCCAAGCGCGCCAGCTACGAGGGCGGTGTTCCCGCCCCGCTCTGGACGCTGCATGGCATGAAGCTCTGGGACCCGCGCGCGGACTCCACCTATCCCGGCGGATCGGGCGCTCAACGGCGCGATGACTGGCGCACCTGGGTCTATACCGAGGACCCCTATCTTCACGCCCTCGCGTTTGTCCGCGGGCACTTCAAGCTCAACACGGACGGAACAATCGACCGGACGAAGCGGCTGGCCGGCGTCGGCGCTCCCGACGCGGCGGTCGATATCGCGGCCTTCGTCGAGGGGGCCAACGTCTGCTCCGCAAACAGCTGGGCGATTGCCGGCGAGTGGACGACCGCGGACGACAAATGGCAGGTCTTGTCCGCGATGCTCCAGGCCGGCGGCGGCGTGTTGCTGAACCGGGGCGCCCAGATCAGCTGCATGGTCGAGGCCCCCCGGACCTCGCTGTTGACCCTGACCGGCGCGGATATCGTCGGCCAGGTGAGCCTCAACGTGATGGCCTCGCGCCGGGATCGGCCGAACACGGTCGTCCCCCGGGTCCGCCTTGAGGCGCAGGGCTTCGAGGAGGTCGCCCTCGGCGCGGTGACCTCGGCCACATACGTTACCGAGGACGGCGGCGAGACGCGGACCCGGGAGGTTCCCTATCGCTACGTCGGGGACGCCAAGCAGGGCGCGGAGCTCGCGGCCTACGGCCTCGCCAACGCCCGCGAGAGCTTGAAGGCCTCGATCCCTTGCAAGCCGCACCTCCTCGGCCTCCGGGCCGGCGATGCGTTCACGGTCAACGAGCCCGAGCTTGGGTTGAACGGGCAGAAGTTCGTCGTTCTCAAGCGGTCCTTCGATCCATCAAGCGCCGTCGTCACGCTCGACGTCCGCTCCGAGACCGACGCGAAACACGCCTGGGCCTTGGGCCAGGCCGCGAGCCCGCCTTCGACGCCTTCGCTCACAGCCGTCGATCCGATCCCCGCCACGCCGGTCTCTGGCGACTGGACTATCGTTGCCCGGCCGGTCGAGGCGAGCGGGGTCCAGCAGCCGGGTCTGGTCGTCACCGGCGCGTCGGTCGGCGACAACATCGGCGCGGTCTTGATCGAATACAGCACCTCGAGCTCCGGCCCGTGGCTGCAAGCCTATTCCGGCCCGCCGACCATCGCGACGGTCGATGTGAACGGCCTGATCGGGGGCACCGGCTATTACGTCGGGATCACCTATTTCTCGGTCCGGGGTGTTCCGTCCGCTCAACTAGTGAAGGGGCCTTACACCGCGCCGGGCCTGACCTCGGGCGACGTGGTGCCGATCACGCCGGGCAACGTCGCCGGGACGCCTTCGCTCTCGATCTCGACCAGCATCGTCGCGGACGGAAGCCAGGTCAGCCGCCTGTCGGGTTCTTGGACCCCGCCGGCCAGCGCCCTGACCTATGTGGTCGAGATCGACAACGGGACGGTGACGACCCAGTTCGCGGCCCCGGAAGCATCCATCGCCGACCGGATTGTGACGACCGGCGCGACCTATCGCTACCGCGTCAAAGCCCTGAGCCGGACGGGAACGCTCTCGGCGGCGTGGTCGTCGTGGTCGTCGAGCGTTGCGGCGGGTGGCGATACGACCCCTCCGGGCGTCATCACCTCGCCGTCGATCACGGGCCAGCTCGGGTCCATCTTCGCGGCATGGACGAACCCGACAGACGACGACTTCGACCATGTGAAAATCTACCGGCACACCTCAAACGTCGTCGGATCGGCAACCCTGGTCGGAACGGTTCTGGCCGACAACGCGACGCTCTATGTCCCGGCCGCATCCACGACCTATTGGTTCTGGGCGGCGACCGTTGACCGGACGGGCAACGAAGGGGCGAAGACAGCCATCGGCAGCGCGCAAGCCCTGCCGGTCGGGGCGCTAGCTCAACTTGGCACGGTTGGCGCGGCCCAGATCGACAACGGGGCCGTCAGCGCGACGAAGCTCGGGGCCGATGCGGTTACGACGGCAAAAGTTCAGTCCGGGGCTATCACGCCGGTCTATGCGGCGCTAACGACGGGCACGGTAAACTGGACGGCCTCGGCTGCGGAGAAAGACCTTCAAACGGTCGCCAGCGTGGTCGTTACGCGCGGCAAGGTCATCATCCGGGCCTCGTTCACTTGCGATCTGAGCCCGCAAGGCAGCGCGTCGGTCGTCGGCATCCTGCGGCTCTACCGCGACGGAAGCGAAATCATTAACGCCCAGACTACGCAGCAGCCGGTCGCTACGCTCGCCGCCGCGACCAGCTTTGTCTTCTCGAGGCAATGGATTCTCGACTTCATCGATGACCCTGGCGCGGGCACCTACACCTACAAGATCGCTTTTGACCCCGGACACACCGCAGACGGCGACATCCGCCGCCGGTTCCTGTCCGTGACCCCGATGCAAGGATGACCCCATGATCCAGCCCGGCAACGTCCCGCTGAGGGCGTTCAGAAACACGCCGCTTGTCCAAGAGATCACGGTCGCGAACTACAACTTTTCGGCCGCGACCTTTGCCGCCCAGGTCCGCGCCTATAAGGACGCGCCGGGTTCGGCCCTGATCACGCTGGCCAATGCCTCGGCGGGCAGTCAGGGCATCTCCTGCACTTACGCCGGGACGACCTCGACCATCCTTCTCCAGATCGACGAGGCGACCATCGACGCCCTTCTGCCCTACCCCGCCAACGGGGTGAAGCAAGGGGCCGACGTGGTTCTCTATTGGGACTTCCACGTCACCGGCGGCGGGCTGATTAAGACGCGCCTGCTTCAAGGCACCTTCACCATCGAGCCGGGAGTCACGGTCTAATGCCTACGATTGCAGTCACTATTGTCGATCAGACCGTCGCGGTCACTCAAGTCGGTGAGATCGGCCCGATTGGCCCGACCGGCACCGTCTCGGCGGCTGGCGACGGCACCGCCGGCGCTCCGGGCATTGCGTTTGCCTCGGACACCGACACCGGGTTCTGGCGGCCTGGGGCGAATACGCTGGCGGCATCGACGGGCGGGACCGAGAAGATGCGCATCGACTCGGCAGGCAACGTGTCCATTGGGGCTACCTACACACCCTACAAACTCGGCGTGTATGGCGGCGATTTTCTGATCGACTCGTTCTCTAGGGGCAACGGTAAGGGCATATTTTTCCGGGAGGGGTTCACTGAAAACGTATCCCTAACCGTCAAAGACTGGAGCGGCGGCGGCGAGTCGCCCGATGGCCTTTTGATGTCGGGCTATGACGGCCTGGGCTTTATGACCAGCGCGGACAGTTTTAGCAGTTCGCTTGTCAGGTTGTTTATCCAAGGCGGCGGCGGGGGCAGCGCAGGCAACGTCGGCATCGGGACTACTAACCCGCTTCAAAAGCTAGTCGTGTCAAGCGGCGCAAACGGGTTTGAGTTTGTCCCCGGCGCAACGGCGTCGTTTTCTACAATGCAGGTCTATGACCGCGTGGCGGGTTCCTACGGGGGCCTGACGGTTGACGCCGCTACGTTTAACTTCCGCCCAGGCGGTTCAAACGCTATGAGTATCATATCCGGCGGCAACGTCGGCATCGGGACGACTTCGCCGGGCGCTTTGCTGCACCTTACCAAATCAAGCGCGCCGGTTTTCAGGTTGGACAACGGCGATACCGCGACTCAAAGTGTGATTGAGTTCAGGTCTGGCGCTTCGTTAGAAGCATCTATCGGACACCAGGCTAACAGCGGCACTTTGACTCTCTCTTGTGGGAGGTCCGCAGGCTGGGGCGGCGAAATCTCTTTCGTTATCGATACAGTTGCCGCGATGGAAATCAACAGCAGCCGCCACGTCACCCCCGGCGCGGACAACACCCAGAACTTCGGCAGCGGCTCGCTCCGCTGGGCGACCATCTACGCTGGCACCGGCACGATCAACACCTCGGACGAACGCTATAAGGTGCTGCGTGAGGGCGGCGACCTCTCGGACGCGGAATATCGGGCGTGGTCGGCGGTTCGGGCCATCGTCTATCGGGACAAGGACTCGTTCGAGCGCAAGGGCGACGCGGCCCGGCTGCACATCGGCTATTCGTGGCAGTCGATCCAGGCGGCGTTTGAGGCGGAGGGGCTGGACCCGGCCCGGTATGGCCTCTGGTGTGAAGACGCTCTCGAAGCCCCGGTCGAGAAGACCCGCACGGCCACGCGGCCGGTCGAGGGCCAGACCGAGACGGTCCCGGTTCTGGATGACGAGGGCGACCCGGTTTTCGAGCAAGTCCAAGAGACCGAGGAGGTCGAGCAGCCCTTCGAGGAAGTCCGCATGATCGACGGCGCTCCGGTGCTGGTGAAGGGCGTCCGCACGGTTGCCCAGCCGGTGTTCGACAGCGTCCAGATCAGGGACGAGGACGGCGAGCTGATCTTCGACACGCCGCAACCTGTCGAAGACCCCGAGACCGGCGAACTGGTCGAGGGCGACCCCATCCCCCGCATGGCACCGGTCCCCCGGATGATCAGCAAGGCAAAGACCGAGACCGTTCCGGTGATGGAGGAATACGAACAGACCTACACCGAGATGGAGCCGACCGGCGAGACGCGCGGCGCCCTGCGATACAGCCAGTGCAGCGTGATCGAAGCCGCCTGGCTGCGCCGGGAGCTGGCGTCCGTCACCGCCCGCGTCGCCGCGCTCGAAAACGCCTGAACCTGAACTTGGACCAAGAGCGAGACACCGCCGATGAGCCCTTCCGCCTGGATCGCCCTCGCCTCGCTCGCAGGCTTCGTTCTGCTTCAGACGACCGTGATCGCCTTTGCTATGGGGCGACTGTTTCAACGGGTCGCGACGGTCGAGAAGGGGCACGATTCCTTGGCCACGATGGGATCGGACGTTGCCGAGATGAAGTCCGACATCCGGCACATGGCGAAGGCCATTGACGATCTGACGGCGCGGTTAGCTTGGGCAACCGAGGCCGCTCCGGTTCGGCCCCGCGCGGCCAGACAGAGGACAGCGGCATGAACTTCCCGATCTCGCTCGAGCGCATCGTCGCGGCTATCGGCAGCGTCGCCCGGCCCTATGTCCTCTATTCCGCCGCTACGTCCTCGGCTTTGGCGACGGTCAGCATCGTCTGGATGAAGGCGGACCTCATGGCCGGCGCGGCCTTCGTCGGCGCGGCCTGGGGCGGCGTTGCGCTCCTCTACGGCGCAAAGGCGATGGAGAACGCCTCCGTAGCCAAGACGAACGCGGCCCCGACCGTCACGCCGGACGGCAGCCAGCCGGCGCAATAGCCGCCAACGCCTTTCCCTATTCCTGGAGCCCCTATGAGCATCACCGCTCTATTCGACGCCGTGCGCGCGGTTAAGGGCTCGCCCC